ACTCCAGTAGAACAGAAAAACAAAAAGGTGTCAATAGGCACAGTTACATCAAGTAGAAAAACTGTGCCGTACCAACGCCGCTTATCAGCTAGACGCTGCCCCGTCCGCTTTCGCGGACTCCGAAGTTGAAGAAGTTACATCCTTATGTTTAACAGATGGAACAGCCAAACCAAGGCGCACCGCCTCATCAACATTGTCAGGATTAGCAAAAAACTCCAAAAACTCTTGAGGAGAGTTATGGAAACGAGAACGAACTTTAGCGTCCATACGCATAAAATTCTCATCAGCAGCTCGAATAGTATTCATAGCAGACTGAAAATCAAACACGCCCTCATAGTCCACATATTGGGGCATAGAAACGGAATCCGGCATAACGCCGGTCTTCATAAAACGGTCAACAATAGTATTGATATCGGACTCATCTTTAAACTGCTGTTGCGTTAAAGAAGGGTCCAAACAACGAAGACCAGTCTCATCAGACATGGCAGAAAAATCATCATAAGCAGAAGCAAACATAAAAAACTCCTTAACGTTTCAACATACGAATCAAAGAAAGCATCGAGTCAATCATAGGTTTGTACTGACCAAAATCACGACCAAACCCCTCAGCTTTAAGCTGAGCATCTCGATCAATCCTAACCAAATCAGACTCTAACATAGTCTTCAAAGCAAGCCAACGCATTTGATTGGCACGCTCAGTCTCAGTCATAGACTGAATACCAGTTAGCTTAGTTTGAGCATCAAGCTGCTTAACAGCAGCATCCAGCTGTTTGGCAACAGCAATTAAACGATCGCCTTCAAGAGGAATATTCTTAACCTCAGCGGCAATCTTGTGAGCTTGTGATTCCATCAAAGCAATATTAGCTCGCTTCTGATCAGACGTAGCACCAGCAAGCTGGGTCTGAGCTTGAACAAGAAAAGAATTAGCACGCTTCACAATAGTATCAGCCTCAACATTAGGAATCTCAGTACGAACCTTAGAACTCTGAGCAGAAGTAAGAGCGGCCTGGACACCAGCAGCCGGCGCAGACTGCATAGTAGCAATAGAGCCAGAAGGAGTAGAAGCACCACCACCCTTAATATAAGCCAACATAGGATTTAAACCCGCAGAAGACATATCGGCAACTTGACGTTGATAAGCAGTATTGCTCATACGCTCCTGAAAAGCAGTGTTTTCAGAAGCAATCTGACGGTTGGCGGCATTGGTTTCTTGTTGACCAAGAAAACCAGCAACGCCAGCCGCAGCATTAGCAATGGGGGATGTAAGCCATTCCAACATATTAGAAATGGTCAATCAAACCAGGAACAGAATACATAGGCAAAGGTCTAGCCGCTTGATTGGTGAAAAACGCATCAAGCAAAAACTGCTGACCATTGGCCAAAGAACCCACAGCCAAATTACGAGCAAGAGGTGGGTTATCCTGAATAAAAGTAGAATTCAGAGTAGGAAGAGAAGTAAACTTCTGGGCATAATGCCAGGGGTCAATTGTCCCAGAAGCAGTAGAACGAAACAACCCAGTAATCTCAGAAGGGTTGTAGCGGTATTCAGCCCAACGCTCTTGGTAACCAAAAACGTTGTTGTCATTAGAATCACCGCGAACATAAATTTCCTTATTCAAGACTGATTGCTCTCCAAGCATCGCAAAAACAGGAAAATAGAAATCGTAACGAGTAGAACGGCTCCAATGGCGCCGTAGCCCTTGCTGATAAGTAAGATCAGCGCGAACAGAAACAATACCAATAACATAACCGTGCTCCACAAATGATTGGGTAAAACCATGGCCATTAGCCAAATAAGTACCCATAGCAGCCAAATTACCTTGAGGTGTAGCCTGGCCAGTCTGGCCAGTACCAGAAGTCTGAGCAATGGGAGAAATATTAATAGGTGTCGAACCGCCGCCTAAATATTCAGGACGCTGTAAACGAGCGTCAGGTGAAGTAACACCAAAATGAGAACGCAAGATCTCGGTGTAACGAGTACCACCACGAGCATCGCGTTCAAGCAACTTTTGAATCTGAAAAGATTGACGAAGCTGATTAATGGTAGCTGCAGTAGCAGCAGACAAATCTGCGTAAACATTAGCATTAGCATCAGTAAATGCAACAGATGGCGCAGTACCAGCTACAGAAGAAGAAGTAGCATTAACAGGAGCATAAGACAAAGAAGCTGGAGAAGTAGGAGCAGAACCTACAAAATTTAAACCAGAAACAGAAGAAGTTGCAGCAGAACCAACGAGCAAACCCTTAACAGGTGCACGAGTACCAAGAGGAAGCGTTACGGCAGTACCACCTTTTTGTGGCCAGGGCAACGATGAAGTGAAATAATCATGACGCTTGCCACGTCGAAGGAGTGTGTAGTTAGTAGAAGGGGCCGTGTCCGGCCCATCACCTTTATCCACGGTAACGGAATTTTGAAGATTTTCATCACGAAACCACTGGTTATAAATCAAATTGTACGCGCGTAAAGGTAACGCAGAATGAGAAACAGTGTTGCCAGTACCAACCTGGCCAACAGTAGGCAAGCCCAAATAGTCTTGCAAAGAACCAATCGCATAACCACTTGCAGGTGAAACCTGCTGCGGGATTGAATACGAAATAGAATCAGAAGGATTATCTTGTTCACCCATAAACTTGACCCAATTGGTCCAGACTAAACGGTTAGGAACAAAGAAAAAGAAAGAATCAAGATGAAGATTATCCATCACAGGAAAAATCGGAGTAGCAAGTCTGCCAAACATAGTGACGTTAACATTAAACGTATCACCAGGCAAAACCTCCTCACACATAATTGGGACTAAGTAACCACTATCAAAAGTAGTTTTAAGAGTTTTCTGCATAGAAAATCTTGAGCGGGGGATATCAGCACGTGGCACCATTGCAAAATTGTGAGCATCAACCGATTTATTGTGAAACATAAATTCTCCAAGTTAAAAAAAGCACCCCCGAAGGGGTGCAAGGGTCAGACTGCAATCAAAAGATCTTTAGCTCTTACAAGCAAAATGGCTTCAGACAATAAAAACTCACCAGTATTGTCGTTAAACTGACCCATCAAATACAAATCAAAGTCATCTGGATGCTTGTTAAGCTGATTATCAGCAGCAACCCGATTGACTTCATCAGTAAAATCGCGAATAGCAACATTGCGATGGGGAACGAAAAAAGGACGGTTAAAGACGTCGGCTGCGCGATCTTTAACAGAAACAATAAAATGCAACATTTTTTGACCTTTGAAAAATTATAAAATTCGTTTAGAAAGCAAAGAGCGGGAAGTACTCACCGTTGAGCGAGCGTTCTTACGAACAGGCAAATTCTCATAAGCCAAACGTTCGACTTCCATATCGGCACGAGCCGTAGAACGGAACTGCATATCCAATGCTAAATCGGATCCAACCTCCTTAAGAAGATTTTTATAAAAACGAGGAACTGGGGCACGAGACCCCTGCGAAGTAATAACACTAGCGTGAGGAAAAACATCAGACATAAAAAAATCAGAAAACCATGAGCGACCAATGCCCTTAGACATAAGCATGAACTCAGGATTAGGCAACACCAACTCCCCAGTCTCAGGACAATTAAAAAGGGGTTCCGGCTGTTGCAAGCCCTTAATTTTTTTCAAAATATATCGGGCAATGTAAGCTGCACTCTCGAAATTGAGGACACCAATAAGATGATTACCTCGATTCCAAACACGAGAAACAGACTCAGAAATATAAGTGCGGTCGCCACCGACAGCCCTGCCAAAAGGAATACGATCAGCATCGAAATCCACTCCAAACAACGCGATATGAAAATGTGGACGCCTGGACTGATCACCGTACTCTCCCGAAGCAACATAACGAAATTTAAACCCAGCTTTACGCAAACGCTTAAAAAAGCGTTGAAGGTCATCCTTATAAAGTTGACCATGCTCAGGTAAAAATGCATCGCTATATGTGAGGTTCAGCATACAAGACACCTTGTGCATCTGTTGCTCGTGAGTTATACGGATTGCCCATTCTCTCGAATAGGCTAACCGACACTCTATGCACTGACCGCATTTGACCGGTCCGTGGGTGGGGTGCGACCATAAGGTTGTACACACCTTAACCTATAGACGGATGCCGCCCCTCATAGGGCCCGCAGTGACGTTAATCATCTTGGTGGTAGAAATGTTGCGCTTAAACTGAGAAGCACTCTGGTGCTTGTTTGCGCTTGAACGGTGCAATGGTTTCATGAATGACTCCAGTAGAACAGAAAAACAAAAAGGTGTCAATAGGCACAGTTACATCAAGTA